ATCTACAACTCCGATGCTGCTAATGATGAACTGATCGGCTTCTTCGACTACAGCACCAATTTGTCGATGGTCGATACGAATACTTTTCTCGTCAATTTCGGCGCAACTCTATTCACGCTCGCTGTCTCGGCGTAAGGAGCCATCATGCCAGACGTATCAGCAGCAGGAACTTACACAAAGGATTCACCGGGTTGTATCGGACTCGGAGCCACGCCGCATGAGAGAGCCATTCTATTTGCAGGCTCAACAGTGGGAAGCTCATGTCTAGTTCAATACACCGATGATGGCGGTACAGACCGCACGTTTTCTAACGGCACTATATCGACTCTGCCCGCATCTATCACAGTAAAAGCCAATATCGCGGTCAAGGTTGTGTTTACAGGCACACCGGATTGCAATTTCACAATCGCAGGCTGACACATATCACCATGTGAGTACGGGATATCCCGAGGATATATCCAGAAACATGGCGAAATACGACAAACAGCACCAACCTACGAGGAGTGCACAACGATGGTAGCGCCAGAAGGCAACAGATTCTGGGAGGCAAGAAGCTCTCACGGCAGGAAGCCAATATTTGAAACCCCGGAAGACCTATGGAGCGCCTGCGTTGAGTATTTCGATTGGGTTGAAGATAACCCATTAAAGGAAGGGAAAGTATTTAACTATCAAGGCAATATTGTCACTGCTTCAGTCCCAAAAATGCGAGCTATGACGCTAAGCGGGTTGTTCATCTTCCTTGATATAAGCAGAAAGACATGGGATTTATACAGGAAACGCGAAGATTATATTCCGGTCGTCACGCAGGTGGAAGATGTTATCTATCAGCAGAAGTTTGCGGGCGCAGCAGCAGACCTATTAAACGCCAATATCATTGCCAGAGATCTTGGACTAAAAGAGCAGTCCGAATCACAGAACAACGTCAACCTGACCATTTCGGACAAAGATGCCGGACTTTGAGCTAACCGGTGCGCAAGATGAGGCGATGGATTACCTCATAAGCAGGGCTGTGCATTGCGGATTGGGTGGCGGCTCTCGGAGTGGCAAGACATTCCTGCTAGTCAGGGCAATCATAATCAGGGCGCTCAAGTCTGAAGGAAGCAGGCACGCCATATTCCGTTTTCGTTTCAATGCGATTAAGGCATCGATAGTTTACGACACGCTGCCCAAAGTGATGAGCTTGTGCTTTCCAGGCTTGATGGACAAGTGCACGCTCAACAAGACAGATTGGTTCCTTGAGTTGCCGAACAAGTCACAGGTTTGGTTCGGTGGCCTGGATGACAAGGACAGAACAGAGAAGGTGCTCGGTCAAGAGTTCGCGACCATCTACTTCAATGAGTGCTCACAGATACCGTTTAGCTCGGTTGTGATGGCACTTAGCCGGTTAGCGCAACAGACAGAGAACCTGAAGCTCAAGGCCTATTACGATTTCAACCCGCCATCAAAGCGGCACTGGACGTATCTGCGGTTCATTCGAAAGATTAACCCAGACACCAAACAGCCCGAGAAAGACCCGGACAACTATCAGTTCCACGTTATCAACCCGGCAGACAATAAAGAGAACCTTGCTCCTGAATATCTGGCCATCTTGGATGGGTTGCCGGAGAAGGCGCGTAATCGGTTCTTGCTGGGTAAGTTCGCTGATGATGATGACGGTGCGCTGTGGACGGATGAGCTTATCGCTAAGAACCGCAGGCTTGGGCGCCAGGAAGAGAACATTCCTGACTTCTTGCGCATCGTGGTTGCTGTTGATCCCTCTGGATGTAGTGGCGAAGAAGACGAGCGATCGGACGAGATTGGTATCGTGGTCGCAGCATTAGGAACGGATAACCATGGCTACCTGATTGAAGACTTGTCAGGACGCTACAAGCCGGAAGTGTGGGGCAAGATAGCCACCGAAGCGTATCACCGGCACTCAGCAGACAGAGTGGTCGCAGAACGCAACTATGGCGGGGCAATGGTTGAGGCAGTGATTAGGGCTGCTGATGCCGACATACCCTATCAAGAAGTAGTGGCGTCTCGCGGCAAGGTAGTCAGAGCTGAGCCTATATCCGCATTGTATGAACAAGGGAAGATTCACCACATTGGCTACTTCCCGGAGATTGAAGATCAGCTTTGCGCTATGTCGGTTAGTGGTTATCAGGGCCTGAAATCACCGGATAGAGCGGACGCCATGGTATGGGCATTCACAGAGCTATTCCCGTCACTGACGAGAAAGCCCAGAGATAGAAAAAAGCAAACACACAAAACTATTGGAATCGTTTAAGCAATGATGACAGAGCTAGAGCTACTTACAATCTTAAAGAATCAGCTAAACGATTCTATTAAGTATGCTAACGATGATTTCAAGAATAAGAATAAGTCGCTTACTGACTCGTACAACCAGGAAAAGTACGGCAACGAGGAGCCTGGGCATAGCCAGGTGATTGCGTCCGATCATTACGATATGGTCGAAAGCGACATGCCTGCGCTGGCTCGCGTGTTTCTCGGCCCGAGCAAGATATTGGGGTTCAAGCCATTCGGCAAAGATGACGTAGAGGAAGCTAAGCAGAAGACTGATTACGCGGACTACATCATCCGAAGCCAGCGCGACTCGTTCAAGATCATTCACGACTTTCTGAAAGAACCTGGATTCTCTAAGTGTTCGATCATTAAATTCTATCCGGACGAGATCGAGAAGCCTGAATACGTGATGTATGAGGGGTTGGGTGAAGATGAGCTAACGTTGTTAATGCAGGACTTGGAGGCTGGTGATGATGTCGAGAAGGTTGAGATTGAATCACAGGATGAGATCAAAGCAAAGCGCTCGCAGATGCAGACGCTTGAAGGTGAAGTCTCAGAGCCAAGCGAGACTCGATATAACGTCCTCTTCCGAGTCGTAAAGAAAACCAAGAAGATCACGCTGGTTAATGTCCCTCCCGAGTCGTTCATCATCTCGCGCGGTGCTAACGATAAAGATACCGCGGCAATGATTGGTGATGAGTGCACCAAGACCAAAGGTCAGCTGGTTGCCGAGGGCTTCGACAAGGAAATGATTCGCAAGCTTCCCCCCATGCAGACAGAGCGGGGCGAGGAGGTACGGCAAGACCGGTTCGAAGATCAGGGCGGCTGGGATTACAAGTCCGGTTATCACTGGACCAATGAACAGGTGGTAATCCAAAACCTGTATCCGCTGGTTGATTACGATGAGGACGGCATACCAGAGCGCCGATTCATCATGAAGTGCGGCGAGAAGATACTGCAGAACGAGCCATACGGTATCGCACCCTACGCTATCAACTCACAAATACTCATGCCGCACACCGCTATTGGCAAGTCACGAGGCGAGCAGGCGCAACGTTACCAGCTTGAGAAGACTGCAATTAAGCGCGGGATCATGGACAACGTTTATTCCGTGAACCGTCCCCGCATGGCAGTGGATGACAGTGCCGGGTCAATTGATGGCGGTAAGGTCGATCTTGATGATTTGGCGGTGCACCGGATCAATGGATATGTTCGGGTTGATGGCTCGCCGCACGAAGCGTTAATGCCGCTGGTTGTGCCCTACATTGGTGATAGTGCGCTTCAAGTTGTTCAGTATCTTGATACCGAGAAATCAAACTCCCTCGGTGCCCAGCTTGCTAACCAAGGGCTTAGCTCTGACAAATTCTATAAAGAAACTGCTACCCGGTTCGAAGGAATTGAGGAGAGCGCACAAGCCAAGATTGAATTGGTTGCTCGCGTCTACGCTGAGACCGGATTCCGACAGCTTTATGAAGGCGTGATCTGGACTGCTCAGCACTACCAGGACACTGAGTGCGAGATCATGGTGCTCGGTAAAGAGATGACGGTCGACCCGCGAAAGTGGCGTTATGAACACTACTGCCAATCCCAGGTTGGGCTCGGCGCCGGTGACAGTGCCGAGGCTATCGAGAACTTGGGGGCCATGCTGCAGACACAAACCGGACTGCTCCAAACGGGTTCGCCTCTTGTTGATTCCAAGAAGATTTACAACACGCTGGATGATTTGGCCAGGGCATTAGGCAAGCCAGACACCTCTCGTTACTACAACGATCCTGAAGTGCCTGAAGAACAGCTTATGGCCGAAAACGAGCAGATGAAAGCAATGCTCAGTCAGGCTCAACAGATGATGCAAGACCCGTATCTCAAGGCCGAGGAAATGAAAGCTCAGGCTAAGCTGATGGAGGCTCAGTCCAAGCAGGAATTGGATGCCAAGAAATTCATGATGGATATGCAGAAGTGGCAACAGGAATTCCAGCAGCAGCAGAGAGAGTTCCAGCAGCAAATGGCATTCCAGCTAACCAAGTTAGAAGTTGATTCCAATAAAGACATACCGGGGAGCACCGTTTAATGGATGAGGAAGCGCGTCTAAAAACAATCATTGCTCAAGGGCAGGGTGCCGATCAGTGGTTGAATCATACAGCTTACAAGCACGTCATTACCCTGATGAAAGCCGAGTACATTGCTCAGTTTGAACAAACTAAATTCAAGGAAGCAGAGGAACGCGAAGAGCTTTGGCGCAAGCTGCAAGCATTAAACGGCATTGTGAACCGAATGGAAAAGATGATTCGGAATGGCGAGAACGCCAACAAAACGTTATTGCAGCGAATTAAAGATAAGTTAAACTGACAGGCAGACCAACCTAATTGGAGTCTGTTTATGAATCTTGAACAAGGGAACGGAAAGCTAGCGCTGAAAATGGTAAAGAATGCAGGCGGTTATCTTTCGTATGAAGCGTATGACCGGATAATGGGAAGCGCTGTTTATTTTAAGCCGCTGCACTGGATTGCTGGATGGGGCGATTCAGCCTTATCTAAATCCAATAGTAACAAAATGTGCGCTTTTGTTGCTTGCAAAAATGGCTGGCTAGTACAAGAAAAAGAAGGGTATCGAATTACCGATAAAGGGGATGCAGAGATATGAAAATAAGCATTGTAATTGATGACACATTCAGTGAATTCAAACTAGATGAAGAACTAATAGCTTTAATGACTGCCGAGTGCGATGGTAGCTCAGGATGTTTATCTGAACATCTATCGAAATTAATAGCACCTTATATAGAATCCTGTCTTCTCCTGAAAAAAGAAGGTAGGCCGGAAGAAGACAATAATTAAACGTCAAACATAGATTAATAGAACCCGCTCCGGCGGGTTTTTTTATGCCCGGAGATTGACCGGGCTTTTTTTATGCCCGGAACAACCCTAGAGGATTCCAAATGCCAGACGAAATTGAAGAAATTGTAGAGGACTCCATCGGAGCAACCGAAGCAGAAGATGCCGTAGATACCTCAACGGTTATTGAAGGCGATGAGGACACGTCAGCAGCCACAGAAGGTGAAGAAAGCGACCTTCCCGAAGACGTCTATTACGACATAGACGGCGAGGAAGTAAGCGCAGCCGACATCAAGAAGTGGAAGTCCGGTCACATGAAAGACGCTGACTACACCCAGAAAACACAAGCGCTATCTGAATCACAGAAGGCCGTTAAAGCACAGCAGGCACAACTAGCCGATGGGCTAAACATGCTGGCCGAGATGGAATCTGAAATTGAAAGCCTTGCGCTGGGTGATTTGAAAAACGTTGACCTTGACGAGCTGTTGGCGAACGAGGACACCGCCGAGTATTTGAAAGTGAAGGGCCAGATGGAGAAGCGCGGCAAAGTGCTTGAATCCCTGAAAGCCAAGCACGCAAAACTCAAAAGTGAACTCGGTAACGAAGCAGCAAAGCAAATCGCAGAGTCACTGGGCTGGCAAGACGAAGCCAAGCGCAAGTCAGACATCGACGCAATCACGAGTTACGCCAAAGACGTGGGCATTACCGATCATGAATTTGAACGAGTAACAAGCCCGAAAGTCATGGAAGCAATTCTGAAAGCAGCGAAGTACGACAAGTTAATGGCGAACAAGCCAAACGTGATGAAGCGAGTTGTTAAAGCCCCGAAGGTCTCAAAGCCTTCAACATCGAATTCAAAACCAAACCTAAAGCCGTGGGAACGCATGTACGGCACCGATTGAGGAAATCACAATGTCTCTACTTACCCTTTTAGACTGGGCTAAGGGTCTTGACCCTAACGGCTCACAAGCAATGGTGGCTGAAGTTCTGTCGCAGAAAAATCGAATGGTTGAAAAGATGCCGTTCAGACAAGGCAATTTGACCACCGGACACCGCGCAACAATCCGAACTGGTTTGCCTACTCCTACTTGGAGAATGTTCAACCAAGGTGTTGCACCCACCAAAAGCTCTAAAGCACAGATTGACTTCCAGTGCGGAATGATGGAAGACCGGTCACACGCTGACGTTGAGCTGGCAAACCTGGGCGGCAATCCGAAAGAGTTCCGCTTCAGTGAGTCCAAGGCTCACTTGGAAGGTATGGCGCAAGAAGGTGCGGCCACTATGTTTTACGGTTCACCATCAAACCCTAACGAGTTTGTCGGGTTGGCTCATTACTATAATGACCTGACTGCTGAAAGCTCTGACAATATCATCCTGTGCGGCGGCTCCGGCTCCGACCAGACTTCTATTTATCTTACTGGCTTCGGTGAAAATGCTACTTACGGCATATTCCCGAAAGGCTTCACATCTGGCTTATCTCATCGCGATCTGGGCGAAGACGATGTGAATGACGAAGACGGCAATCCGTTCCGCGCTTACAAAGATTTGTATCAGTGGAAGCTCGGGCTGGTTGTTGAAGATTGGCGCTACAACGTTCGTATAGCCAACATTGAAGTGAGTGATTTAACTGCTCGCACATCAACCCAGGCTGTTACGGCCTCGACTTCGGTCATTTATGCGATGATGAGCGCGATTGATCTGATCCCCGATCCTAACGCTGTTGACCTGAGTTTTCAGGCTAACCGGACTGTGTTAGCCGCACTTCGTAAAATCTACTTCGACAAGTCTTCAGACGTGGTGACCATTGAGCCTGCTGTTAACCAGTTTGGCAAGTCTATCCACGCACTGAAATTCATGGGCATTCCGGTTGAAATGAACGATGCCTTAATCAACACAGAACAAGCGCTTTCATAAGGAGACATCATCATGATGCTTGATAAACAACTGCAATTTTCCAGCTCCCAAGCGCTTAGCTCAACCGGCGCTGCTGGCGAAACTTCTATTGATTTAGAGGTGGTTCGGTCTATCGGTCACGGCACTCCATTGGAAGTCGTGATTTCGGTAGAAGTAGCGGCCGACCAGACTTCAGGTGACGAGGATTATACCTTTGACCTGGAGTATGCGACCGCTGCTGACCAATCAACAGGACGTCAAGTCATTGGTCGCCGCGTCTTTGAGTCTGGCACTCCTGCTGCTCCGGCGCAGAACGCTGACTTATTGGTGGCCGGTTATCAGTTCACCATTCCTGTCCCTGCGGTAAGCATGGATGAGAACGCCCGTTACTTGGGTATTCGTGGAATTTTGGCTGGATCAACGCCGACCATTACCATTTCTGCATGGTTGCAACCTATGGAAATGGTTGCTCACGCCAAGCAGCAATACGCTAATGGTTACGTCCACACTGTATAAGGAGTGAATGATGCGAGTTAAAGCAAAGTTCAAGCACCGCAAGTTCGGTTATTACGGTGGTGATCGTCGATATAATGGTGACGAATTCGTTCTGGCAAAGCCTGAAGACTTCTCCGAAACCTGGATGGTCAAGCTAGACGAAGACAAACCCAAGAAAGTCCGGAGAGTTAGCACCTCAAAGGATGACGACGAGGTAGGGGGCTTATAGCCCCCTTTCTTTTATGTCGACTATCTCAACGTACGCAGAGTTAAAGGACGCTGTTCAGAAGTACTCGAAGCGTAATGATTCGCTTTCGATGCTGGACACTTTTATCGATTTAACCGAGGCCGACATCTGGGAGGCGCTTCGCGTTAAAGAAATGGACGTTCTGGCCACGGCATCGGCTTCTACTGTTGAAAGGTTTCTACCGTTGCCGAACGGCTTCATTAAGATGCGTCGATTAAAAATTCAGATTGGTGGTATTTGGCATGACATGAATTCCCGAGATTTGAAGAACATGAACATTCTTGACAGCGTTGGCGTCCCTTGGGAATACGCAATTACAAGCGAGATCGAGTTCAACCGTATCGCTGACATCGCTTATCCGTTGGAAATGCAATACTACGTTGAGCTTGACGCACTTAGCCCGACAAACACAACCAACGATGTTCTACTGAATTACCCAAAAATATACTTGGCTGGTTGCCTTCACCAGTTTTATCAATGGGCGCTAATGGAAGATAAAGCGGAATATTGGAGCGGTATATTCGACAAAGAAGTTGCCCGCGCTAACCGTAAATCCAGACTCGGTCGATACGGGCCAGCGCCCGCCATGTCTGTACAGGGGATGGTTGTTTGATACCGTTTAAATTGTGGGCCAATATCGGGCGGCATGATGCCACGCAATTTAGCGACGAGCAGGCCAGGAACTTAATCAATACGGTGTCCAGCGGTACGAAAGACACGTGCATTCAGGCGTTCCCAGGTTTGAAACTCGTCTCCTATGGGGCCGGTGTTGATCGTGGCGACACCGTAATGAGTGGTGTGCGTTATGTCATTAACGGGAAGCAGCTATTTAGAGAATCGGAGAGCGGTACGCGCACTGCGTGTGGTCCTGTTGATGGTACGGGTCGGGCTATTTTTGCCAATGATGGCGCTAATCTTTATTTTGTTACTGATGGCATCATTTATAAATTCGATGGAGTATCGGTTTCTACCGTAAGCCAGTCCGTAGTCTCAAACCCCTCATCGATAGCCTACATAAACAGAAAGTTTATTATTTCTGGCGCGTCCGGATTATTTTCCACGTCCGATGTGGCAGATGGTGATACATACGACTCACTCAACTACGCAGAAGCAGAGACTCAGCCAGACCCTTTGTTGCGCATTTATACTTTCTCCCAGATCAACTACATGATGGGATCTGAAACAATTGAATTGTGGCGCGACACAGGTTCCGGCAACCCGCCTGTATCACGACAAGACACAGCGCTGGTTAATGTCGGTATAGCTGGGAGGTATGCGGTTGCCAACACCGACCAGTATATGTATTGGCTCGGTGATGATCGTAAGGTCTATAAGTGCATTGCCTCATCGTTTCAATCCATTACGTCCTCCGGTGTATCTAATATTATTTCAGGCATGGACACGGTCAGCGACTGCATTGCATCAACACTGGTTTACGATGGCCAGGACTTCGTTATATTCAAGTTTCCATCTGAAGGGATCACGCTCGTTTACTCTGAGACGCTGGATTATTGGGTTGAACTCAGCTCAGGCACCGACAAGAGTCACGTCAACCAGTGGCTAGGCAATGCGGTCACTCAATGTTATGGGAAAAATTTAGTAACGGATTTTGGTAATGGCAACACGTATGAGCTGGATGACACGGTTTATACGGATAACGGAGAAGCCAAACTCTATCTGATTACGAGCAAAAACTTCTCTGCAAGAGACATTGAATCATTCGGAAGAATCATCACAAGCGGCGCGTTCTTCAATATGCAAGTCGGTGTCGGTCTGGCGGAGGGACAAGGCTCTGCCCCTGTCATGATGTGCGAATTCTCGCACGAGGGCGGAGAGGTATGGCAATCGCAGCAGTTTGTTGATGTTGGAGCCATGGGTGATTACACAAAACGGGTCCAGTTTGATCAGTTCGCTAACGGCTATCAAATCAAGCTCCGGCTGATGTGGTCCGACCCTGTAAAGATCGTTATATGGGGCGGTGAGATCGACCTTCAACCAGGTGGCTACTGATGGCGAACGTTGACGCGATCATGTATCAGCTGATCGACCAGATAAACAAAAAGCCTGAGTGGCGTCCCATTTACGATGCGCTGACCATGCTCGCAAGAAATCAGGATCAGGTACGAGATCGAACGGGTGGAGATTTCGATAACACCGCAATCAACACGTCAAAGATTGCATCCAATACCGAGAACATCACATTAAATGCGGCTGCTATAGCTGAAAACGCCTTAAATATATCGGATAACACCGCGCGAATTGAAGTCAACGAATCCAATATTGAATACCTTGAATATCAAGTACAAAGCTTGATAAGCCGAAACCGGCTGCTTGAACAACTTATTTATGAGTTAACGGAGCGTTACGACAGTGGCACTTGAATACAATGAAATGCTTTTTGAATCGCAAGTCGTTTCAACCGGAAGCAATGATAATTTGTTTACCTTAGGTGATGGCGAGTCGGCTGATAACGTGATTATCCGATTCACCAACTACACGGCGTCATCGGCTAAGGCATCTGCTTGGGTCCAGGCGTCCGATGGAGCAGAGGCAGACGACGATATTGTTCTAAACGAGTACTCCATTCCGGCAGATGATTACCGGGAATTTACTGTAGGCCGAATGGCGGGCGGTGGTAATTCAGCGAAACTCACTGTGACCAGCGACACAGACTCGGCGCTAACAGTCAGTCTTGTGACTGGAATTAAGCGATCGTGATATCTCGGATTAATGACATAGCGGCGCTCTCCTTTATGTCGCTGTTTCCCGAGATGAAAGAGGACGAGTTTTGGCGCGAGATTTGTCAGTGGGTCGGGAGTGGGAAAATGACGCCAATGTTGAATCTTGGCGTGTTCTGTAATGACAGGCTGGTTGGCTTATTCCCCTGCGAATCTTATCCGGATCGACTCATGATTCACGCCTGTTTTATTCCGGAGTTTCGCGGCAGTTTCGCTGTTGACTCCGCAAAGCAAGCGTTTCAGTGGGTTTGGGATAACACGAAATACAACAAGATTTCTGCTTATATCGAGCCGGAACACGTTAAGCGATTCGCGACACGGTGCGGAATGATTGAGAAAAACGGCTTATTTGAGGTAACACGATGAGCAAGCTAGTGAAAGGTATTGGTTCTGCCCTTGGGTTCGGTGGCGATTCTGCTGTGCAGGGTGCCGCGAACGAGCAGGCGCATGGCATAAATCAGCAGATTGATTACATGCGTGGCGCGGAGACGAGAGCTAATGAGCGTTTGGCCCCGTACAACAATCTGGGCTTAAGCGGAATCAGCGCCTTCAAAGATTTTTTGAACCCGGCAAGTCAGCAGGAATATCTGAGTAGTAATCCGATGTTTCAGGCTGCGATTGATAGCACCTCCACACAAATGAAAGGCGTCGGCTCTGCGGCAGGCAAGTTCAATTCAGGAGGCATGGTTAACTCGCTGTTTAACAACTACATGTCACAAGGACAGGACTTTGTTAATAACCGATTTAATCAATTACTGGCACCGGTTCAGATGGGACAATCGTCTGCGGCTGGTACAGCGGCTAACATCATGAACACAGGTACTAATGTGGGCAGTGCTTTTGCTAATAAGGGTGATGTGATGGGGTCGAGCATTCTTGCTCAGCAAAATGCCCAGGCTGGACTTGGTAACAATCTGCTTCAAATGGGCGGGTCTGCATTAGCCTTTTTCTCTGATCGAAACTTTAAAAAGAATATCGAAAAAGTGGACGAAGATGAATACGGCAACATCTATGAATTCGATTACATTTGGGGCGGTCGATACCGTGGGCGAATGGCTGACGAATTAAGGAAAATCCGACCAGACTCGGTAATGGAATTGGATGGCGCACTGCTTGTATCTGATGAGTTTGAACCTATAAAGGTGGCTTAATGGCTAACATATTATTGGGCGGTCTCGATAAGCCGACAGGACTTGATTCTGCCTTTCGCGGGTATCAGATGGGCGAGAATATAAAGCAGGCACCTATCCGCAATCAGTTGCTTGAACAGCAGGTTCAGGGTAACGACCTTGCAATGAGAACCGGCGAACAGAATTTATTGCTGGGTGACCAGCGACTTCAAGCTAACGATCAGGCGCTGACAAAAGATAAGGCCGAGTTTCAGCTAAAGGACGCGGCTACCGATGCAGTCCAGATAAAGCAATTAGCGCAATCTGATCCTATGCGGGCGCAAGTTGCAATTGCTCAGCGTATTAAAAAGATTCAAGACCGTGGCGGTGATCCTTCGGACACGATTGCATTGCGTGAAGCGCTCACGTCCGGGAATATAGATCAGTTTAATGCCGAGCTGGATTCTGTGATTAACGCAGGGTATCAGTCTGGGTTGATTCAGCCGATGGCAGGAGCAGTGGCCCCGAAAGAGATTCGGGCATTTCAGGCAAAAGCGGCAGCAGCCGGGCTTGCAGAAGGGTCACCAGAATATCAAAAGGCGGCGATGATGGAGCTTGGCATGGTGCCAAAAGCCGTTGGTTCCGCTGAGCAGACCATAGCGACCACACCAGGAATGACAGAAAGGGTTGCGCGATCTGCATCGACTATCAAAGGGGCAGAGTCAAGAGCCTCAGAGCAATCCAAATCAAACGTCCAGCTGGAAATGAAGCCTAAAATTCAGGCCGCTGTAAAAGATGCCGAAATGAAGGCAAAAGAAAATGGCGAGACGTTCACAAGTCTTGATCGAGCTAAAGCGGCATTACCTGGAATTCAGGAAGTGGCAGATCAGCTAATCGAGTTGTCGGATATCGCTACTTACACGCCAATGGGTAAAGCTTGGGATGCATCAGTCAAGGCGCTTGGATTCGGCTCAACTAAAGGCGCTGATGCTCGGTCACAAATGACATCGATTATCGATAACCAAGTGCTTCCTCTATTGCGAGATACTTTCGGTGCTGCGTTTACAGCAGCTGAAGGCGATAGATTGCGTGACGCGCTTATGAATCCCGATGAAGCTCCCGACCAGAAGAAGGCAAGAATCAATGCATTTATGAGCCAGAAAATGCGGGACATCCAGACCAAAGAGCGACAGCTGGGTATG